GATTGGCTACGAGATCTTTATCGGGCTTGGAATAGTTACTCCGGTGTATTCTGGTGGACTCCAAGCCTAGAGATGGAAGCCCGATTGGCCACCCCTTAGGCCATGTGTACCTAGGGTACCCCCCCCCGCGCTTCCTTCACCACGAGATTTTTTTGATACGGGTTAATTTTTACAGAAAAAAACAGGAAATACAATGCCGAAACCGAAGGGAAGAAAGAGCAAGTTCACCGCTCCAGTAAAGAAAAGAATAATCGAGGCCCTTACTGCTGGTACTACTTATGAGATCGCTGCTCAGTATGCAGGAATCTCTCGCTCTACTTTGTACGAGTGGATTAAGAAGGGAGAGAAGGAAGATAACGGAGCCTATCGAACTTTTTACGACAATATAAAAAAGGCAGAAGCAGAGGGAGCGGTAGTACACCTCGGAACGATAGCCCAAGCCTCGAAGAAAGATTGGAAGGCTGCTGCTTGGCTTCTTGAGCGTAGGCATGGATACTCTAAAGAAGGGGTAGTTAAGCAAGAGGAAGATATTAAAAGCAAGCCTCTTCCATCCAATATGCTAGAACTTCTCCGAGATCAAGCGCAGGAACTTAGAGTATCGATCTCCAAAGCAGAATCTAGCCAATCTTGGCAAGCCTATGCAGCCCTGCAGAGGCAACTCCTCCAGGTAGTACAACAGATAAGACAGATAGAAGCCGAGGAAGGTATGGGGGATGAACTCGAAGGCTTAACCGATGAGCAGTTACTAACCGAGATTACTTCTGCTATTGTATCTCTACCTCCAATCCTTAGACAGAGATTAGAAGGAACGATTAGCCAGATCGATAACGTTATTCCGATGAAGGTGAAGAAATGACAGTACTACAGATTATCCTAATCTCTGCGATGGGAGGCTCTCTTCTTACTACTGGGGCTCTCATAGCCCTCGATAACAAGAGTAAGAAATGGGAAGAGTTTTCTACTTCTCAAACCGAAGTTATCAACAACTTATCAACACTCCAAAGCGAAATCCAGAAGGGAGAACTAGAGATACAGAAATCTCTAACCGCTCCGGATCTATTGGAGATTCCTTGCTCTTCTGAGTATATGGCCAATAATGGAGAGGGCCTCTGTAGAGAGATGTTCTGCAGGCTCCAAACTAGAGAGGGAGATGGGGCTTCACAATCGGAGTGTGAGGAGATTGCTAATCTTAACAATACAATCTCGATTATAGAAACTTGCAAAGCAAACCAGATGGAGATCGATAAATGCTTAAAAGTACTCGATACAAGAAAGTAGATCGATATTGTGATATATGTACTTGCGATCCTTGCGATTGCGATGGGGCTTGGGATGAATTTCGGATTATGGGTACAGATAGAACTACACCAGCACGAGAAGAGCCTATCTTGGCTAGCTGGCAGGATAGGATCGCATCCTTCTCTCTTGTGCAAGTGGAGGGCAGGATTATCGAACCCCAAAACAGAGTATTTCTTTCTGGTATGCAAGGAGATCTCCCTACTGAGGAAGGAACCGATAGAGAAAACCATCCGAGAGGGAGCGCAATCGATGGGGATTAAGTTCTAATGAGCATCCGGGATACTACAAAGAACCTAATAAGGCTACGGAATCGGGCTACCCAGAATCCTCTAGCCTATTTCTGCCCTACTCCTCCCCAAGAGGCTTGGTTAAAAGATCCCAGTAAGATTAAGTTACTACTCGGAGGAAACCAAGTAGGGAAAACTTATGCACAGACCGCAGAACTCCTCTATCGATGCCTCGGTAACCATCCCTATCTCGATACCGATCCTCCACCTATTCAGGCTTTCCTTATTACCCATAGTCACCAGCAGAGCATAACGATCCAAGAGAAACTCTATGCGATGTGCCCGAAGGATGCTCTCCATCCCTCTTGCGAGTTCGTACCCGGTAGAGGCTTTCGAGGTATCCATCCTGTAGTAAGATTCAATAATGGAAGCATGATACATATCAAGACAGCGAACCAAGGGCTCGGATTAGCCTCTGCTACTGTTGGCTATGTTGCTATCGATGAGCCAGTATCTCAAGAGGTATGGGGAGAACTTGCTGCACGTGTTCTCCGAGGTGGAGCAGGAGGAACTACTGGGACTATCGGTATTACTATGACCCCAGTCGGTCAAGATGTATCCTATCTTAAGCAACTCGTAGATGATGGGAGAGTAACTTGCCATAGGGCTCCCCTTACTGTAGAGAAAACCACCCCGAAGTATTGCAAGCCAATTATATCGCAATCGCAGATCGATTCCATATCTCAAACTTATCTTCCCATCGATAGGGCTGCTCGATTGAATGGAGATTGGGTAGTGGGAGTTCCAGAGGGTAGAGTATTCGATCAATTCTCTGAAGATATGATATCGAAGGAGCCTGCACCAGTAGGTAACTATTCCTTCTGCATCGGAGTAGACCACGGAAGCCAACCGAACGCGCAAGTAGCGATACTGGCAGCGGTAGAAATGAGCGATCCGAGTTCTCCTTGGGTCTATGTACTCGATGAATATATCTCTGGGGCTGCACCTCCGGAAGCCCATGCTCGAGCGATCTTAGAGATGCTATCGAGAAACCATATCGAGCCTGCATCTTGTAGATGGACTGGGGATAATATCCACTATGGAGGCTCCGGAGGTGGAAAGATGAGTAACTCGCTACTTATGAGAGCCTTCGAGAAGGTTCTCCAGTATCCGCAAGGTAATCTCCCATTCAGAATAAGAACGATTAAGAAGCCTCGATATAGTGTATACTATGGCAGTGCTATGATACACTCTATTATGGCCAGAAGGCAATTTTTTATTAGTCCGAAGTGTGAGAGGTTGATACTCTCTCTTCAACGGTGGACAATGAAGAAGAACCAAAGCGCAAGATCTAAAGATGAATGGGGCCATTCGGTCGATGCTCTTAGATACTGCGTAGTTCCCACCCTAGAATCCTCCAAAGCAAATATACCCGGTAAACTAAGGATCTATTGATATGTATAGTAATACTCCACTCAAGCCCCTAGCCCCTTCCACAGATGAGCAAGAGAGATGGAACCATACTGCTCTCAGAAAGCGCATGATTATCGGAGCCTGGGAGCAAGATCTAGAGGATGAACTCGCTAGACACCTTCCAGCAGATCGGAGAGAGGCCTGGGGTCCAGCAGATCTATCGAGCAATCCATTCGAGCAGATCACTAGACAATTATCTGTTCTTTACCACGAAGTACCAGCGGTTACTAATCTTAACGGAGATATCTCCGATCTGACTTCTCGAGAAGGATTGGTAACGAAGGCAGGCCTCTGGCAACTGATGCAGAGAGCGCAGCAGATGGTAATCGGGCTCCGAGAGAGTGCTATTCGAATCGATGTTAATCCTCATGTAGAAGGGGCTCCTACTATCGCTCCTGGTATCCAATATCGCATAGTTACTCCAGATCTCCTATACTGCGAAGCCGATCCAGATAATCCAGATATCCCAGTATACTACCAAGAGGCTCGATTGCGAGAGTATCAAGGAAAAGCCTGCTGGGTAGCAGATGTACTCGATATTCGAGATGTGAATAATCCGATCTTCGGTATGTTCAAGATTAATAAGGATGGTACACTCGGAGAAGATGTATCGGAATACTATATGGGACATCCTACCCACAGAGGAGAAGATTACCCCTATCGAGATGGAGAGGGGAATCCTTTTCTCCCTGTAGTTCTCTACCATGCAGAGAAAACAGGATACCTCTGGGATAGTTATAACGCTTCTCAGATGGTGTACGGATCTCTAACTTCTGCGGTACTGTATTCGATGTGGGTTCACCTCGTAAGAGATGCCTGCTGGAGCCAGAAGTATGTAGCCGGATTATCAGTAGCCGGATTATCACAGATCGATCAGAACGAGATAGCCCGGAGATCTTCGATTGCTACCGATCCAAGTTCTATTCTAGTATTCACTCAAGATCCAGATGCTCAAGGCCAGCCCTTAGTAGGTTCCTTCTCGATTCCAACCGATCCCCATGCTCTATTAGAATCGATCTCTAAGTACGAGATGAGAGTAGGATTAGCCGCAGGATTATCTCCTTCAGAACTGAGTAGAACGAATGGAGATCCGAGAAGCGGTTATGCTTTGGCAGTATCGAAGAGTGGACAGAGAGAAGCCCAGAAAAAATTTGCACCTGTATTCCGTATGGGAGATGAGGAGTTACTCGCTAAAACTGCAATGCTCGCTAATCGATTCCTCGGTACAGATCTTCCAGAAGATGGATACCGGGTATCCTATCACTCAATGCCATTAACCCCGGATGAGATGAGAGCGCAGAGAGAGGATATTGTACAGAAGATGACTGCAGGCCTAATCTCCCCAGTACAGGCCGTTATGATGATGTACGATGATATGGATGATAGAGAGGCTCGAGAGTATCTCCTTCGTATCCGCAGAGAGAGAGCGGAGTTTATGTAATGTACTGTGATCAGTGTAATAAGCCCATCGAGGAGATAAATAAAACTATCGTAGAGTGGCTATCTTCTGATGATTGGGCTCTAGCTATGTATATTCGATTAGTCCATCCGGGTTGCTGCTATTATGAGAAGAGCAGAGAACTTATCGAGAGCATGGATGCTAGCGATCACTGGCTACCCCTTGAAGATCTGGAAACCTTTCTAGATATCGCTTTCGAGATGCCTTGGGATAAGGAGAATCTAGCGAAATCCGAGTTTTTAAGATACATTAACCAACGTAACCAACAGCAAAGAGGTACTAATGAAAACAATAACCCATGAAGGAGTAGAATACGTATTGAAAGCCGATATCGAATCTGCTTTTAAGGATCGAATCTCCAAACTAAGCGCACGAGCAATCCAAGCCGAAGAGCAAGCGAAAGCCCTCCAGGAGCAGATGGATAACCAATCGGGAGAACTAGAGAAGATCTCGAAGCTCCAAGAGAAAGTATCTACTCTCGAGCAATCTCTACAGGATGCAGAGAGCAAGTATACCAGAGTATCTATGCTATCCGAGCAAGGCTTCACCGATCCCGAACTTCGAGAGGCTGTAGAATGGGCCTATCAACGTAGTAAGACTGAAGCAACCCTCGAAGATTGGATTAAGGGAATCAAAGAGAAACCCGAAGAGGCTCCTCTGGTACTTAGACCCCATCTCCAAGCAAAGAAGGCTCCAGAAGTCAGTACAGAAAGCGCAGAAGCATCTCCAATGGTGACAGAAGCGGCCCCAGCCCCAGAGGCTCCTACTCTCCTTCCTCCGAAAACGAATACCGGAGCGAAACCAGCACCAGTACAGAGCGGAGATATCCTTTCTCGTATTAGCGATCCAGAGTTTTACCGAGCCAATCGAGCAGAGATAGAGAAGGCTTGGAAAGCCCAGCGAAGAACAACCCTATAACCCAAGATCGAAGGAGGTACAATGTCACTAGATCTACAAAGTTCCAATACATACCCGAAAGTGAAAGTTTTCACTGCGAACCAGACTGCTACCGAGATCCAACTTCCGAAAACTGCTCGGAAAGTAACGATCGGATGCGAGCAGCACGAAATACACTGGAGCGATACTGGTACAGATGGAGTAATCCTCGGTAATGATAAAGTCCCCTTGGCAGCGGGTTCCTATATGCAGGTTCATCTCGCTAAGGGTAGAAACCGAAGCCCTAATATCTATATCGCTACCAAGAGCTCTTCCTCTGCTGATGTGGTTCTCATCTTCGAGGAGGAATAATGGCCTTATACTTTGCTCCGGGTTCTACTAGACCGCAGATCCACTCCTTTTCCAATAGTACTCAAGTACTCATTAATCATAATCTCGGATACAAACCAATGGTGCAGATAATCCTCTCAGATGGGACTATCGCAGAAGGTGAAGTATCCCATACGGATTCCAATAGTGTTCTAATATCTTTCCAAATTTCACTCTCCGGAGAGATAATCTTGAGATAGTATAGAGAGCGAGGGATGGTACCCTCTTAATCTTTACATGGAGTTAAAAATGCAATTTCTTGCACCTACAAATATATTCGAAGGGGTCGTACAACTTAACGAAGATCCTACCGCTGGTAACCACGCTGTAACTAAAGCCTACTTGGAAGCAAATGCCGTAGTCGGTATCGCTACAGATTCCGCAAATTATGCAGAGCTCGTAACTGTAAACGGTGAGAAGCAACTTAAGCTTAAGCCTCTGACTATTACAGATGTAAGCGTAGATACTACTGCTACTTCTTTGTCTGGTTGGGTTACTGCTAACTACACTAATGGAGATGAGAAGCAAGAAGGAGATATTATCGTTCTTACTGCTGTTTCTGGTCGGACTGAAACTTGGATCCATAATGGTGGAACTGCTGGAGATGCTACAGACTTCACCGAGATCGAAGGTGCTGATGTTACTGATGCAGAGATCCGAGGCTCTTTATCTGCTTCTGCTGGTATCGATTTTAATGCCTCTACTGGTGAGTTCACTGCTGATCAAGGTGAGATCCGAGGCTTCTTCGCTGCTGGTACTGGTCTTGCTTATGATAATGCTAACGGTACTTTCTCTCTCGATACTGATACCGATGGCATCTCCGAAGGTACTACTAACTTGTACTTTACCAATGCTCGTGCTCAAGGTGCTATCTCTGTAGAAGGTGCTGGACTTGCTTATTCCGGTGGTGCTATCTCTTTAACTGCTGATACTGATGATATCGCTGAAGGTACTAACCTGTACTTTACCGATGCTCGTGCTCGTGGTGCTTTATCTGTTGCTACTTTGAGCGGTCAAGATATCCAATTGCTCTCTAAGGATGCTAACGGGGTTCTTTCTGTTCCGTTGTCTGGTGTATTCACTCAGTTAAGCGCAGGCCAAGGATTATCTTGGGATGGTGGTGGTCAATTCTCATTGGATGCTAATACTGATGATATCGCTCAATTGGCAGGAGCTACTAACAAGTTCTATGCTGATTCTCTGGTAGATGCTCACTTGAGCGGTGGTACTGCTATCTCTTATGCTTCTGGTGTAATCTCGTTTAATGGTGATACTGATGATGTAACCGAAGGTACTAATCTGTACTTTACCAATGCTCGAGCCCGTAGTGCTATCGCTGCCGATCCTGCTACTGGTAATATGCTTACTTACAGTAGTAGTACTGGTGAGATGTTAGTATCTAAATCTGATTTCCGTTCTACCTTCGCTCCTCAGAACTTGGCTGCTAATACTTGGGCTACTTTGAACCATCAATTAGGTGAAAAGATTATCCATGTATCTGCTTATGACTCTAACGGTGACAAGATCCAATTGGATGTTCAATTGGTAGATTCCAATAACGTTAAGGTTAAGTCTGTTAAGGATGTTACTGGTTTGGAAATTGTCGTGTCTTTGTAAGATGTAATCTCCTCAAAAAGGGGAGAGGGTCGTACCTCCCCCACTCTCCTTCCTCCCCTCTTCGGGGAGGTTTTTTTTATCCTTGCGATAGGCTCTGCTTTCGTATAAGATACTAGTGGGTAGGGTCGCTCCCGAAACAGCAGAAGAGCCCAGAAACTTCTTTTTATTCCCCTTACTATGGTGTAATCATGGCAAATGAAATTACTAATAACGGGCTTATCGGAGACCTTCGGTTAAGCCAGATGATATCTGCAGAAATCCGCTTACTCTTGAAGGATTCTGTAAACCTTCGAAACACTCCTTTCGTAGACTTCGTAGGAAGTATTAACGGAATGGGCTCAGATACTATCCGAGTACGACAAGCTTTCTTGGATGGAGAATCGGGCTTCTCTGAATTCAACGCAGGAACCGAAGCCGATGCAGTCTTAAACAAGGCTCTCGTAGATTCTCATGTAGATGTAGTCTGTAAACGACAATCTTTGGCTTATTCTATTACCGATCTTGCTTCTATGACTGGTATGGGTGCTGATATCGATCCTTTCCGTATCGCTGAGCATATCGCTAAATCTTATGATGCTCTTTTCGCTAAGTTAACTGCTGCTTTGTTCGGTGGTTTTACTGCTCAGGTAGGATCTGCTTCTGCTCTTACTGTAGATGTATGGGTAGATGCTATCCAAGCCTTGGAAGCTGCAGACTCTAATAAAGGTGCTCCTGGTCCTTATGTTTGTGTATTGCATCCTGCCCAGTATGCAGAATTGCAAGATTCAATCCGTAATGAAAGCGGTATCTTAACCTTTACTCCTGCTTCTTACGAGGCTATCTCTGCTAAGGGCTCTCACTATAAAGGTACTTTTATGGGTGTTGAGATCTATACTAGTTCTTATGTAACTGATAACGGTTCTAACTATGCTGGTGCTATGTTCTGCCCTGGTGCTATCGGTTATGCTACTGGTATGCCTAATGCTCTTCCTGGTGCCGTTGAGGCTATGGAAATGGGTGAAGTTATGGTAGAGATGGATCGTGATGCTGCTAAGGCTCTTACTAAGGTTGTAGGGCATGCTTACTTAGGTATGGCCATCTTAGAAGATGCTCGCGGTGTTGAGATCGCTACTCAGGTATAATCCTTTCTCCGTTCGTTGTGGTGGGGGCTCTCTTGGGCTCCCATCTTTTAATCTTTTAATGAGGTACAAATTATGAGTTTAACTCCCCAGCCTTGGGCTCCAGTTCAACCAACGCAAGATAAGCTCCTTCCAGAGCAACCAAATCACCCCTTTTTCTATAAATGGCATCCTACTAACTGGACCTTCCAATACTTCGAGAAAGAAGTAACGAAGGGCAAAGGAACCAAGATAGAGCGCAAGGGCTATTTTATTCCTACCGTACGTATGGAGAGAATCATCCCCGGAGTTAATGGAGTACACCAGGTACAAGGAGAGATCGGTAACCCTGGATCTCGTATTGGAAAACTCCAGCAGCAAGGATGGGTATATCTCGATCCCGGAAAGTATCAGTATGTACACCAGTACCGAGTACGAGGTGGAAGATATCACTGCTCCAAGTTCCAATCTGTACGAGTAGTAGGAAACCGAGTAATTAAGAACTTCGATCGAGATGCTTTCGCTCGATGGAGTGTATCGCTCGCAGTAGATGGAACCTTCCAACCTATCGAGCCCCACTTCTGGGAGCTCGAAGCCTTGAAACTTGAGAAGCCCATCCGAAGATTACAGAATACCCAGCATATCCCAGAAGTAAAGCAGAAGTTAGAAGAACAGTACAAGATTAAGAAGGATATGCTAAACTTTATCGAAGAGTTCAACAAGATCGGATTAGAGATCTACAAGGATATGTAATGGCAACCAGTACTCCATACGCTCCACAAATCAAGATACCAGAGCTTCTCGAACGAGGGAAGAGTAATACCTCTATTCTCCCTATCTATCGAGATGGAGTACTCGTAGTTCCTACAGAGGTTCGATACACTCTGTACAAACCAAATCAAGACAAGTTAATCGATAATGCTGCTGCTTCCTTTCCTGGTAATATTCCTACTTTCGTTCATAGTGCATCTATCCTCCCCGAAGAAACAACCCTCGGAGAGGGGTACTTGCAAGAGTGGAAGATTACAATTGTAGGAGAGGTATATACTTTCCGTAGAATGGTCTCGGTAGTCCTTCGGAGACTCTACCCAGTAGTATCCGATGGAGATCTAACTGCTACTTACTCTCAGTTAGCAGATATCAGACCTTCTAATCTTACCTCGTACCAAACTTATATCGATGAGGCTTGGTATACAATGGTACAGAGAATGAGAACCGAGGGAGGAGGATTAGAATATCTGGTAATGAGCGCAGAGGCTTTCCGGGCTGCTCATCAGAATCTAGCCCTCTATTATATCTTTCGAGATTTTCACTCGAGCCTTGGCCAATCGAACGGAAGATATCTAGATCTTGCTAATGAACACTTTGCTCAATATCGAGATGAGTGGAAGCGCATTAACTTCGTATATGACCATAATCACGATGGCCAGACTGCCAACCCAGAAGATAGAGTAGCCAAGCAGCCAGTAATCTATCTTAATGGTAACGGTCGATTCTCTCGTAGATTTCGGAGAAGATAATGGGACAATCTCTTTCCAGTATCCGAAGAGGAATAGCATCGAAGATCGAAGAGATATCGGGCTTTAAGGAATCTACTCATACTCCAGATTTTTTCGGGAGAACTCAGAACACTGTAGCCCATAAGGCTTTCTCTATCTCCGTAGCGAGTTCTAATGCTATGGAAGAGAGACAACGTAGAGCGGTAGGAGTGTATTTATCTACTCCAATGCAAGTTATTTTCTCGTATAGATTAAGGCCACTAGATATTTATCCTACTGATTACGATGCTGCCCTAGATGCAGAAGAGCAAGTAATAAATAAGGTTCTAGAAACATATCCTACAGATAATAATTTTTCTATTCGATATCAAGGCTCAGATAGACAAGTAGCGGATAGCCAAGAGTATATTTTGATTTCTATATTGTTCAATATTTTACACACTATCTAACCAAATAGGATAGAATAGTAATCATCCCCGGAGGCCCTAATGGCATATTCAACAATCCCCAAGACTAAGCGAGATGGTGTTATTACTCTTCTCGATGGAACTGCAACCCCAATAGAGCTAGAAGTAGCCTATGAAGATGGGAACTTTACCTTCTCAGATCCCCAGCAGTTCTCTGAACTCGTAGTAATGGATCGTGGAAACTTCGCTGCAATCCGTAAGCAAGATGAGCAGGCCAAGAGCGGATCGTTCTCTTTCCACTTTAGACAGTTCACAGATGCAGCAGAAGCCGGATCGGTTCGAGATTTCATTAATCAAGCTGGTAACTACTCTGGTAATGTTTCTACTGGTCTTACTGGTACTCCATATATAGAACACTACACTATCGATATTAAGTACTTAGCAGATAGCCCAGATGCAGCAGAATCAGATCACACAGTAACATTATCTAAATGTATCTGTACATTGGATTTCTCAGAGGGAGATCCAAGTAGTTTTACTCTTAACTTCACTTGTTACGGTGGTCTTACTGTAGCGTAATGGCATAAGGAGGTACTATGCTATTTTATCTTGGAAAAATTGGAACCCACGAGGGAAAGATCCCCTCTTCGATTGCTACTTGCTTGGACTTCGTAGCGATCTGGGGGAGCGATCCGAATCGAGCCCAACTTGGTAGGCTTTGCGCTGCTGCTATTGCGGTATCCGTAGACCACAAGCGAGTATTACCTGCTTACAATCTGAATAGTGGAGATCCAATTGCTTATGGGCATAAGATCCTGGATAGATTATTAGAGGCCGGTGTTACTCCTGCTCAAGTGTATAAGATGGGCTCTTTAGTATTGGCTGAAATGATCAAGATAATACCGAAAGAGGCCGAGGTAGAAGAGAGAGCAAATTTTACGCAGGGGGCAGAGGATCACTAGATCTTCTAGCATTACGGATATCTCTCCGATGGGGTAAGGATCCGTTATGGTATTATACACTCTCTGAAGATCTCAAGATATCTCTCTTAGCCGAATATCGTTTATCCTTGGAAGATCCTAAAAGTCTCAAAGATAGACAAGAGCGCATAAAAAGGGCTAGAATAAAACAGATCACAGAGGGTAAATATGACAATACGAAGTAATAGAGCCAGTATAGAAATAGATCAGAATCTTCAGCAGTTCTACACAGGATTCTTAGATACTGTAGCCCCCAATCTAAAACGAGAAATCGAATCATCTTTAGAAAAGATCGAGCGAGAAGCTAAGAAGAATTGGCCTGTCAGACAACCCATAACTAGAACCTCTGGCTCTACAACTGTAATAAGAGAAACCAGTAAGGGCTCTTGGAAGAAGTTCGAGCGTGGTTTTCGTATTGTGCAAGGTGGTTTTTTCGAGGGATATCTTAGAAATAATGCTCCTTATGCTTGGGCTATTAAGTTTGGTAAGAATTCTAAAAACAACTCTGGTGCAAATATACAATACAGAACGGGAATAAGAGTATCTGAAGAACTCATGATAAAACCACAGAGAACAGATGCCGATAGAGTAGTGAAAGCCCTCGCAGATGATTTAGTACGGAGGTTATGATGGAAGAACGCAGAACGATATCCATCTCCTACAGAGCAGATTTACAGGATTTAATCAAGCAACTTAAAGAACTACCGAATATCACTGAGCAACAGGCTCAAGATATGGTTAACGCTCTAGATAATCAATTACAGAGCGCAGAAGAAGCAGCCAGAAGGGCAGCAGAAGCAGCAGCAGAAGCAGCTAGCAGAGCAGCCGAAGAAATTGAGGGACTAGAAGAGGCCGCAGATGATGCTAGTTCTCGATTAGACCAAATAGGAGAATCGGGAGCAGAGGCTGAAGGTGCCTTCGGTTCTCTGGCTGAAACTGTGGGTATTTTTAATCCCGAATTGAGTGAAAGTATACAACTATTTTCCGATGCTTCTGCTGCTGGTACTGGTCTGTTAGAAAACCTACAATCCATGAATCCGATTATGATGATTGCTACGGGGATTATTGCAGGATTGGTAACCATCTACACCTCGTATGAGGCAGAACTATCCAACGCTAGAGAATTAACTTTAGAATTACGAGAAGCCCAAAACGCTCTTAATGATACTCTGCAATCATCTCAAGAGAATCTCGAAGATGCTGCTAATAAGCTACGTATGCAGAGATTAGAGTTTAAGTTATTAACAGGACAGATTTCCGAGTATGAATATAATTTGGAGCAGGCTGGGGAATCTGCTAACGAAGCATTTATTACTAATATTCAAGCTACAGAAGAAGCAATAGAAAATAATGAGAGTTTACTGAAAACAGTAAAAGCCCTACAGGAGGCTTATCTAAAAGGTGGTCAAGCTAGAAATGTAGCATTATCTGAAGATGAGAAAGATAGGCTCCGTACCTTACAATTACAACAGGATACGATATCTAATACTTTGGATCTGACAGATATTAGTATCCAGTCTACCACTGCTCTATTACATTTAGAGAAAATATTGGTAAATGAAATATCTCAAGAAGAGAAAAAGAAGCAAGTCATTCAAGCAATGCAAGAAGAAAGCGTTAATCTTGCTATGGAAATGGTAACTCTTGAGAAAGAGCTTGCAGATGCAAACGAAGAAGCAGCAGAACAAGCAGAAAGAAGAGCACAAGCAGCCGAGAAAACAGCACAAGCAGAAGAAAAAACTATCGATGCTCTAGAAGAGGCTTTCGCTCTCTCTGATGATATTCTGAAGGAGAAAGCCCTACAGGATAAGATGGATCGGGCTATGGCAGAAGCCTTCCTCAGTGATGAAGGGAAGAAGAAACTAGCCCAGCAAGATCGCATTAATGCAGAGATAGAAGCTATTACTAGGCTCGGTATCGCTACCGATAGAGAAGCCGAGGCGGCTATGGCAATCGAAGCCCTAAGACACCAGGGTAAGATGGAGAACCTAGAGAAAGAAGAAGAAACTATCCTAGGTATTACAGAATCTCAATTAGAAAATTCTAGAATGATTAACGATTCCTTTTCTGCTCTTACTGGGAGCCTCCAGCAATTGATGGAACAGAAGATGGAGATCAATACTATCGATGTAGAGGCAGGTAGAAAGCAGCAAGAGATACTAGATAGCCTTACGGAGAAAGAGAGAGAAGCCCTAAAGCGTAGATCTAAAGCAGCGATAGCCCTCTTCCAACTATCCAAGGCCGCTTCTCTGGCTGAAGTAGCGATGACTACTGCAGAGAACGTAGCGAAAGCCCAAGGATATGGGCCAGTATTGGCTCCAATCATGACAGGATTCGCAATCGCTACCGGAACTGCTCAAGCGGCAGTAATTGCTAGCCAACCAGCCCCCCAAGTGAAATTCCACATGGGAGGGATGGCCCCAGATGAGATGGGGGCTAGAGTATTGCGAGGAGAGGCAGTATTGGATAGAGCTACTGTAAGGAGAATCGGAGGAGAGCAAGGGGTTCGCAATCTCCAGCAGGGAGAAGCTCCCACAACTCAGACCGTAGTAATCCAACCCTTTAAACATTTCGGAAGGTTCGCAGCAGATCTCGGAATAAGAAAAACTAAGCAAGTAGGAATACGAGGGTATTAAGATGGCCAATATAACACCAGACTATCTAAGAGGGTTCCTAATCCCTTCTATCTCCATCTCGAAGGATAATCTCTGGGATGCTCAAGCAAACTACTCCCAAGCCAATCCGAGAAGCGGAGTACCAGAAGCCCAGAACAAAGGTGTTAATCTAACTGTATCCTCAATTGGAACCCAAACCGAAGAGATTACCCTTAATACTATCCAAGGTGGGCTCCCTGCAGATGCTCTCTTTACTTGGAAGGGAGAGGATAGCATCGATCTTGGCCAAGATGCTCCCTATATTCTTACAGAGGCCGGATATTGGATCTACTCTTCTACTCCGGTTACTGCTCGATACACTTACTCCGATTGCGTAGCCTCCCTCGATGGTACTCTCTGGGTAGTATCGGAGAGAGAAACTACTGGAAACGTACACACAGTATCTATATCTAGACAAGAGAAGAACGGAGCGATCGCTAATCTTAATACCTTCGTATCTTTACCGGGTACTTTTACTACTGATGCTATCCCAGCGATTACTCGATTACAGGATGGGAGCCTCTTGGTAGCCTACTTCCAATACACTACAGAAACCTCCTCTAATATAAAGGTGCATCGAAGTATCGATAATGGGGATACATGGAAGGAGATCTCTTCTAGAGGATTGAACGTAGGAGTTTTTACTGGTACATATACCCCGGTTAAGATGCGGATGGTATCTATTGATAATGCTATAGTGCTCTTTATCGAACTTGAGGAAACCCTTAACCCCAATCGATTATCGCAGTATGTATCGAGAGATGGAGGTACTACTTTTACTCTCGTAGATTCTATCTCTGATTTCGGAGATGGTAAATTCCATGAGCCCAGCCCGGTAGCCCTTCCGGATGGTTCTATCGGTATTGCATATCTAACCGAGGAAGATGAACTCCATTTTACCAAGATTCCTACACCAGGTATCCGAGCCTCTTCTGCTTTCTGGAGAGCGGATAATCAATATGAGATCGATACGAGTGGAGTTAACTTTGCTCTTAAGACTGGGGACCAGTTAACCCTCGGTAATGTTACTACATGGTATCAAGATGGTAAGATCTGGGTAGTAGCGCAGGAATATGGTAACGGTCGATTAATCGGATACTATTCGGAAGATTTCGGAGTAACTTGGGATTATGCTACCGGTAATAGTAGCGCAGATGGTATTATCCTCGATTATGGTTCGAACACAGATCGATTAAAAAAACTCTCCTCTTGTGTACACGAAGGAAGAGCTAAGATTATAGGCCATGAACTTAATAGTGTATGGATGCTTGCTTATGGAGGGTACAGTTCTTTCTCTTACCCTGCTCGAAGTATCTCCCCTACTCGTAATAATTATCTCCTGTGGGATTCTACATATATTCCAGTAGTCCTACCGGGTTCCAGTAGCCAATACACTACACTCGGAGCAGGCTCTCAATCTCTCGATAATGAGGGATTAGATCTATCTACTTCTGGAAATACTCGATACTATCGATACTCTCATAGCGGTAATTATTTTACAGAGGGTCAAGTAATCCGATTTAGGCTCCAAGTAGATGCTAATAATGGGGGAGTACTTAATAATTATATCGCTTTCCGAGTTACTCAAGATGATACAGTAAACAGTACAGAGTTAATACTTCGGTTCTCTCCTTCTACGATACAAGTACGAGATAGCGCAGGGATTAAGGCTACCATTACTCACGATATGAGAGACAGTACAGAGATCGTAATCGGTATTACGGATACTGCTGCTCGAATCTATTATCGAACTTATGATGGAGCGCAGGCTAAAAAGTGGAATCTCCAATCCATCACCGGGATAACCAAAGGGGCTTCCGGTGCTGGTAATCGTATCGAATGGGGGCATCTTGCTTTCTCTGGTGCACTTACTTTCCGATCTCATTGGCAGGAAGTATCCATCTCTTCTGGAGAAGAGGCTGGGCTATTCGATTTCGCTCTTCGAGGTGCTACCTATCCTCCTCTAGGAGAGTATCAGTATATCGATGGAGGATTAGCGATTACTGCTAGGGATGCACCAGCAAGGGGAGAAGATGAGTATAAGATTACTCCTCGATATGATTACGGAATCAAGAATATCTTTCATAAGATCTCTTTATCTCCGAGAATAGTATGGAGATCTGCAGATCAAAGCTTACAGCAGATCCCTCTCTTCGTAGATCCAATAGTACAGGATACGGAGAAGAGCCTCGGATGTTCTGATATGTTTGGAATCCATCTCTCTAATATTAACTTTAGATTATTTAAGATCAAAGTATGGAACGGAGCCTCCTGGAATACCTTCGCTACTGTAGATACTTCTGCAGATTATACCAGTACGTACATTAAGAAGGGGAATACCCTTATCTCGAATAGTGCTACCAAAGATTTCTTACTCCGATATGGAGAGGCTATCGGATGGAGAGCTCGATTATATGATCCAGTATCGAAAGATGTAGCCTTCGTTAAGATTATTATGAACTCCGAGGGAATCTGGAGTACAGACAGCGGAGTTAAGCAAGCGGTAATCCAATACGATACCACTATTACCGATCCCAGTACTATTCCAACGAACGGAGAGATCTTTTTAATCCCCGATTCGGTTACCTTCCTTAAATCTAGATTAGATGGTGTTAATCTTGGGCAATATGCTTGGATGTTAGAGGTTAGTGCTCAAGATCGATTAGAGGATTATTTCCAGATAGGATCGATGCTAATGGGCTCCGTAGCCTTCCCTGCTCCTCAATACCAAAGAGGAAGAACGATAACTTATTCTCCAAATATCCAGACCCAATCTAGCCTAGATGGTATGTTCTTTTCTCGTAAGATGAGCGCAGGCCGGAGAACTGCTTCCATAGCCTGGACCGAGCCCATCGATCCTACAAGATTAAACGATCTCAATCCGGATTACTGGCAAGTATCCTCCACTTCTGGAGCGCAACCGGTAGCCAACTATGGAGATCCGTATCTTCTAGAGGGCATCTTCCGATACTTGAACAATCAGGAGCCCTTAGTATATCTTCCCAGTATTGAGAAGAGACCTACTAACGATCAGATCTTACTTACTGCTAGAGATTCTCATATGCTATGTAGAACTACCGGGGAGATCACTGTAGAGAGTGTACTCGGAGAAGAGCGATTGGATGAGATGTTTCGGGTTAGTACAGTGAACCTAGAGGAGATTGAGTAATGGAAACTATACCGAAATCGAGCATCGAGCAGGGAGATATATGCTTTGTGCTCGATATATCCTATTATGGAGCGATCTATCGGTTCTCTACGGTTCCTATTGATATCGAAGATCTAGCAGAGAATATTACGATACCATATCGAGGAGCCCTCTCCGATCCTCCAATCAATTTACAGAGCGATCTTCTCGGAGTAGATCTAGAAGCCAATACTATCTCGATGGAGTTAATCTTCGAGGATATAGATTGGGTATCGGAGTTCCTTAAGGGGAGAACGCTTAACGATGCTCTCTGTGAACTCTCGATGGTGATAATCGAAGATGGTAAAACAGACTTTACCCAGCAGGATAAACTCTCAGTATTCAAAGGTAGAGTACTCGGAGCGATCTTCGGATCTCCGGATGCTCCGAAGGGTACAGTATCCTTTACTATCGAAAACTCGGTTAATGTTCGGGTAGTTAAGTTATTAGGGCCCGAGCATGTAATAATCGAGGATAACTATAGTATCGATATCATAGAACAGAGTAAAGGCAAGGTAGTTCCTTTCGTATTCGGTAATCTGGGTACTGCTCCGAGAGAGGCTGCTAATACTGTAGTATTCGATGATGATCTCCATGTAGCCCCAGCCTACCAAGCCGGAGGAACTACTACGCTCCTTACTCAATACTTCCAAGTAGCCTACCATCCTGTATACAGTCCGAGTAACTCTGTTATCCAGATCTTCGATGGCCAAGGAGGCTCCTTTTCGAACTATGCGATAACCGCAGTAGATAACAAGGGCTTTGTACATACCTACGTACCTTTTTATATTACAGATGCCGGACCTCCAGAGGGAACTAACGTACAGCTAGATAACTTCCAAGTATCGAGCCCGGAACTTTCCTTTACTTATTACGCATCTTGGGGCCAGAGTAACGGAGGATTAACTAATATTGATGGTGGAGGCCCATTAGAAGGAGCGATAGATATTTCTCTTTATGCTTTGGAGAAGAGTGGGTTATTCTTTGATTTTTCATCTTGGCAAGGGCTAGCAGCAGTACTCAATCGATACAAGTTCGGAGGCTATGTTAACGATCTAGATATAAATGTATATGATTGGGTAAAGGATAATATCTGGGATCTCCTGCCCATTATGGTAGTGAACGGAGGGAAGGGTATACAGGTTGCTCTCAATCTCTATACGTACTCTCAAGAGATTATACCATCCCATAACATAATCGAGAGTGGAGAGTTCGAGATTATAAGCCCTTTAACTCCTCTCGAAGGTGAGATTATCAATAAGATTACAATCCGGTTCGGATGGGCTGGGCAGTTAGGTTCCTTCAGATCACAAATAGTTATCGATCCTACTTTGGCAGAAGATGAGCCTATGAAGTATCGAGATCCCCTAGCCTATATCTCCTATACCCGGTACGGACTTCGAGAGAAGGTAATCGAGACTCCTTATGTATATGATTTCCAGACCGCAGTAAGGATAGCCAGAGATAAGATTAGAGCCCATGCTCTAGGGAACTATGCTATCGAGATCTCTGCTGCTCCGAAGTATGGATATCTAGATCTCGGAGATGTTATTGCTATCTCTTCGGATACAGTCGGATTAACAGAGCATAAATGCCAAATAGTATCGAAATCTTGGAACGATAACCGCTGGAGATACGTACTCCATATCGAAGATAACCCTCTCGTAACCATCCGAGAGTAAACTTTCCCCTTTTTCTCATCGAATCGGAGTATAGTAGCCTTATGATAGTATTCTTAGATAGACAACATGCAGGGAAGCCAGATAAGATCCAAGATCGAGGGGCTTCCGTTATGCCTACTCCTGCTTTTGGTAATGGGATGGAGGCAATCTATACCGGGTATCTCTCCATTATGATTGAGGAGAAACTAATCGAGCATGGTGTTAAGGTTATGCCTATCTCCGATGGTAAATATACCGATAGGCATAAGCGAGTAAACGAATACTCTAAGCGGTTCCAAGAGAAGCAAGTATATCTCTCTCTTCATCTGAATTGTGGAGATGGTGACTATGCTAGTTTTTTCCATATGGGTAGCGCAGGAGGAGCCTCCTTAGCGAGTTCGATCTGCGATAGATTAAGAGATAAGCAGTTACCCGGATTATCTAGATGCCTTCCGAAGGTTGCCAGTAGTGAGGACTGGACTAAGAACGCGTGGTACACAATACGAGGAGTAGGAAAACCAGTAGCGATCTGCTGCGAGCCCCTTTTCATGGATACCCATCGAGATCTATTATCAATAGAGCATCTCCGTTCTATTGCTGATTCGATCGCTGCTGGTATCGTTGCTTGGAGTTTATAATGGAAGAGAATCTTTTACACCTTATTCTAAACGGTGGTGCTAACGTTGCCTTCGGTTTATTTCTCTATATGCAGAACAAAGAACTACAGAAGCGAGCAGATGAACGAGAAGAGAAGCAAGATAAGAAAGAGGAAGATCTCCGGGCTCGATACGATAAGGTAATTTCTGATATGCAGGCCCGAGAGGATACTATGCGGAGAGAACTGGTATCGGAGATAAACGATCTCGATCGTAAGGTAACGATGCTAGAGACAAAGTTAGAGCATATTGCTAAAATAGTAGATGAGATTAAGGCTCGGTTCTTGCGGGTAGGATAATCCTCTCTATCTCCCCATCCGAAAAGAGATCCCAAGATGCTCTCTTGAAGATGGTTAGATCTCCGGGCCCTGTATTCTCTACTGTAAACTCTGAGAGGAAAGGTACTATCCCATCGATCGCAGTATAGAGCCTTCGAGTATCGATTATTGCCATCCAGACCTTACCATTATAGAGGAAGCCCTCCATAGTCAGATCGGATATCTCTCCTCCGTTCTTTATGGCATCGAGCCTACTAGCAATCTCCAAGCCCATCTCCGGGTACTTGGTTCGCTTCCATCTAAGAGCGAAGTGTCTACAGGGTCTAGACTTCCATAATCGAGCGGATACGGTGAGTTCCTTCGAGCCTTCTGTATAGGTATAATCGATACCGTACTTCAGATCTCGATCGGTTCCTATCTCGGTTTTCCATTGGCCAGGAAAGCGATCTCGAAGGGTAGGTACTACATATTGGAACCATAAGCGATCGGATTCTCTTAGTCTGTATTGCGTATTCATATCGTAGCCTCCGATACGATAGCAATATAACACAAAAAAGTTTATTTATATTGTTCTTTTTTCTGTACACAGTATAGAAAACTATGATATACATATCTATACTCAATGATGAGTAATAACCAGAGGTACAAACAATGAAACAATCTATAACACATACTATCTGCTGCCATCTTCTTTTCGCAGTAGTGTTCTGCTCTTTCCCTCTTGCATATTCTTTCCTTGTATGGTTGCTGGGGGTGTAAGATGAATAAACGAAGAAGAAACTATATCAAAGAGAACGGAAGAAACAAACTTAGACAGATGAGTAATAAGCGAACACCTCCGAAGCCTATTGTATTGGACCAGTTCGATTACGTTAAGCAGATCGGAGAGCTCTGCAAGGTCTGGAGCCCTACTTATTGTACTTGGGTCTGGGAAGCATCTTGCCAAGTGAACGGATTAATCTTGCGTAAAGAGTTCTGCGAGCCAGATCCTCTCGTAGCAGTTCGATGGAGCCAAGAGAAGTTTAAGGCTATCTCTAATCCTCGGTTCGCTACTATGATGCAGGCCGCTATCGCTAATAGTGAGTTCACAATCGAAGATATCGCAGACTCTATCGGTATTAGTAAGAATGGGATCTCTAAGTGGATTTCGGGAGATACCCATCCAACAGTACCAAGCCTCCTTAGATTATGTAAGATGTTATACCCTATTAAGTGGGAAGAACATTATCTTACACTCTCGAAAGTAGTAGAGATGGAGCGCATCTAATGTGGAAATTAGCATATCAAGGTATTATCCAAGGCCCCCCAGTAGCGATGGGGAGGCCTCGGATTACGAAAACAGGAAGAGCCTATACTCCTAAGACTTCCCGAAGTTACAAGGATGAAGCAGTTAAGAACCTTCGAGCCTCCTGCGGTGAGGATTGGGTTCCTCTCGATGGGATATTCAAGGTTACGATCTCTTTTCTCCATCCTCGAACTAAGAGATTATATCTCAAGGCCGGAGAACTTACTGCAGGGAGAATCTGGAGGCCAAAGAAGCCCGATATCGATAATCTTCTGAAGATGGTGCTCGATTGCATTACTCAATCCGATATATGGATAGATGATAATCGGGTAGTATCTCTCTCTTGTGAAGATATGTACTGCGGAGCAAATGAAGAAGCCCATACTCTTTTCTCTATCTATACTTGGAGTAGTGAAGATGCGTAAAGATCCTAGCATTAATCTCCATCTCGGATGCTCTCTGCAAGCTATGAGAGATATGGAAGATAACCAGTACGATCTAGCAATCGTAGATCCTCCTTATGGAATCGATAGCTATAGTACTTTTCATGGAAGCGGTAAACTCCGTAATAGAGTTCTCAATACTGATAATAAGATCCAAAGATGGGATACAGCACCTTCCCCGGAGTACTTCGAGGAGCTCTTTCGAGTATCCAAAGAGCAGATAGTATGGGGAGGTAACTACTTTGATCTCCCTCCTACCAGATGCGTTATCGCTTGGGATAAGGTGCAGCCTTGGGAGAACTTCTCAGGCTGGGAGATGGGATGGACTTCTTTTAATAAGCCAGCTCCTCTATTCAAGTTCGATAATAGAACTGGAGGAAAGATCCATCCTACCCAGAAACCTATCGCTCTGTATAAATGGTGCTTAGAGAAGTTTGCTAAGCCCGGAGATAAGATACTCGATACTCATCTCGGATCGGGTTCTATCGCTTGCGCTTGCTGGGATCTTGGATTGGATCTAGATGCTTGGGAGATCGATAAAGATTACTTCGAGAAAACAGTAGCCAGATATACAGAGCACTCGAAGCAGAGTAAACTATTCTAGGAGGGATAAACATGGAACCGAAGTATAAAATATCTCTCTTCGATAGTCACTACGTAAGAGAGCCTCAGCAAGTAGAGGTATCCCTTCGTAATCTTGCTAAGGCTCTAATGATGCCTTCGAAGCCCTTCCCAGTACGAGAAAAGAAGAGCCTCCCACTCTGGAGCCCTACTATTTTTGCTGGTAATCGAAGTGGAGCCAATGCTATAGAGATCTCTTGCTTAGTATTCGATCTCGATGATGGTACGGATTGGGGATGGAGATTAGGCTGGGATGAATACCATTACATAGCCCATACTTCTTTCTCCCACTCAGAGCAGATCCATAAGTGGAGAATAATCCTTCCTCTGGAGAAGCCTGTAATCGCTACCGATTGGAAGAGAGCAGCGCAGGCCGCTAAGCAACTATGGGATAAGGTAGTGGGAGAGGGAGAGCCCGATTCTAGTGCTCTTACAGATTGCGCTAGAATGTATTACCGATTCGCTACTCCAGCAAGGGGAGATAACCATCTCCAAGCAGCGAAAGCGCATAAGGGCTCTAAGTTCCTTCGATTGGATTACTCCCATATACCGAAGGAAGAAAAGAAGCCTCGGTATCATAGATGGGTAAGCAGAAAGCCAGGAGCCAAAGTAGGAATAGAAGCATTATTCCATAATCCAGAATTTAGAATGGGTATAGCATCGAAGGTCGGAGCCAGTATAAACGGTAACGTAGCCCGAGATATCCTCTGCCCTCAATGCGGTAAGAGAGAGGTTTATTTCTCCATCGATCCCTCTCTCCCTCATGCGGTCTTATGGCCACACTGTAACCGAGCCAATAAATGCCAATGGTGGGGAAGATTGGAGGATCTAATATGAGCCAGAACGAAGTAATCCCGAAGGGCTGTACAGATTTCGGAATGTGGATATTCCGAGAGGCTGCTAGGAAGGATTGGAAGTTAGTACACTTAGCAGATAAAATCGGAATCTCTGAAACTACCCTCAAGGGATATATGAAAGGAGTTCGATATCCGAAGCTCGATACCTATCTAGCCCTCTGCGAAGTTTTCTCAGATAGCCCGGAGGAACTCTGGAAGATTATCGATAGAGGATTCCAAAAGATGCCAGAGTATCAATTTACCTACAGAAGGCTTCGATATCGAGCCAACAAAAAGAAGAACAAGAAAACCAAATAACCCAATCACAAAAAATACGGAGGTACAATGTATTTTAATCTATGGGTCCAGAAGCAGATAGAAGATCTGCAAGTCACGAGAACAGAGCTCTGTAACACTACCGGGCTAAGTTACTCATCCTTAAACACTTCCAAGAAGTTTATGCCAAGATTATCTAATCTTGTGTTA